CTCTTACTGCAAGAGAAGCAGCTTCTTGGAAGGCAAATGGTGATTACATTCCTTTCTATCGTGCTCTTGATGATGACGGTGGTCTTGTCGCTCCGGGTGTAGGAACACTTGCAAGGCAGTCGGATGTATCTAAGAAACTCAAGGGCAGTGATAAGCAGTTAGGTAATATTCTTGAGAACATGATTCTCAATACTGATCTTCTTATCAGGAAAGCTATTCGTAACGATGCTCTACGTTCTCTTGAGCGTGAGGCTGCAGGAACTGGTGCTCTTCAGAAGATCTCAGGTGTAACGCCAACGTCAGTACTGACAACAGGCAAGAGCATCGCTGATGAAATTGCTAATCATCTTTCTAATGTAATGGGTATCGATAGGACAGATCCAGCATTTGACGTAATCGTTCAGCCTATCATTGACGCAACAGATATGTCTGACGCAGGTTTGATCTCATTGTTTGGTTTCAGGCCGAACATGGACAAGGACGTGATGGTTGTTCGTGGACCTTCAGGTATTCCGGGCGACACAAGCACAAAGAGATATTACAAGATTAAAGACCCGTTGCTTGTCACGGCTCTGACGTTTGTTCCACCTACTAATCTTGGCTTCATGCGTCTTCTGACAGCACCAAAGACATTGTTTACTCGTGCTATCACAATGGCTCCTCCATTTATGTTGGCTAACTTGTTCAGAGATACGCTTCAGGCACGTGTTCTTTCCAACGCGAAGACAATCCCGTTCTTTGACACAACGAAGGGTCTGTACGCATCTCTCAGGAACACTCAGGGAGCTAAAGATCTTCAGGCTGGTGGTGGTTCTACAACGAACAACTACGACTCGTCGAGTTTAAACAGATACAAGAAGTTGACTGGATCGAAGTCTAATCCATTCATGGTTGTGCTTGGCAATGCTTGGGGTGCTTTGGAAGCTATTGGTAACGCAACGGAAGTTGCCAACCGAATTGCTATTCGCGAAGCAAAGCTTAAGTCTGGTGCATCTTTGGGTGATGCAAACTTTGAAGCACTTGACATCATGGACTTCTCGTTGCGTGGATCAAACGTAATCGTGAACTTTATAATCTCGACAGTGCCTTTCATGAACGCACGTCTGCAGGGTATGTACAAGTTAGGCCGTGCAGGGTTTAGCAAAGAGAACCGTGCCAACTTCCTGCTCATGGGTTCAATGTTTGCACTGGCATCGCTTGGTCTTGCTGCTATGAACGAAGACGACGAACGTTATCAGAAAGAAACTGACGTATCAAAAGATAATTACATTCATATCTATCTTGACAAGTTCCTGCCAAAGGAAGCTCTAATCGCCGCTGGTATCGATAAGTGGACTGAAGACTTCCATATTGCATTGCCAAAGCCGTTTGAAATCGGTGCATTCTTTATGACCATTCCAGAGCGTATGTACAACGTGTACAAGGGAACGCAACAGGCAAAGGACTTGAGGGATTCTGTCTGGGGTATTGTTGGTACAACATTCAAGATGCACCCTGTTGAAATGATTCCATATCCTGCTAAAATTGCAGCAGAGCAGGTCATGAATGTTGACTTGTTCAGGAAGCGAGATATTGTTCCAGAGAATAAGAGAGCACCGGGAGCAGAAGAGGCTGAGTTTAATTACAACACCCCTGAAATACTCAAGGCTTTCTCTCAGGCTGTTAAAGATAACACGGGCGTTGGTATCTCGCCTCTAAGGGCAGAGAAACTTATTCGTGACTTTGCTGGAACGTTTGGTGAATATTTCTTGATGGCTGGTGACATGGCTTACCGTGAAATGAATGGTATGCCACAGCCTATCAATAAGAGTCTTCTTGATAGTGTGACTGGTTCAAGTCGTTTCTTCAAGCCAAACTCACCTGATTATACAAAACACGAGAATGACTTCTACAACCTATCCAAGGACATTAAGAGCATCGTAAGGGTTCTTGATACCTTCGATAAGGAAAACCCTGAAAGGGCAGATAAGTTTAGAGAAGCCAATGATGCATATCTTCGTATGGAAAAGAAAGCTAACAGTGTAAGTGCAGATCTTTCAAAACTACGTAAGATAAAGGAAGATCTTTACAGGGAAGGTGGCCCTAATGCAGAAGCTGAGATCAAAGCAATTAATGCTGATGAAAATGAACTCACAAGGGACTTTATGATTGAATTCAGGGAAGTTGAGGCAGAGTACTGATGTCGCTGTTTAAACGCTCTTGTGGAATCCACCAAGAGTCTTTGTTCCAGTAAGCTTCTGTCTTCGCGTCTTTACCACTGACCCAACCCTTGATCTCATAGAGAAGTTCATTGTGCGCGATGACGAGAATGTAGTTGTCTAATTCACTGTCTGGCTTACGTACAATCAGATGTGCTTTTGGATGAGCAGAACTACGCACTTGCATATCTGCCCCAAGGTCAGCTTCCTTGCCAACGTTTACAGAAAATCCCCAATACTTACCAAGGTGTTTTGCTAACGCCATCTCGGCTGCAGCACCCTGAATATCTGTCTCCCAGTAGGATGTTCTAGCTGTGAACTTCTTGCTGTGAAGCCCACGATCAATTGACTCAATACGTCTATCAACCCCAACCATAGCCGCCTGTTTAAGTTCGAACTTTGTTAGATTAATAAACATTTGATACCCTTGTAAAAAAATGCGGAGAATAAGTGTTCTATTCTCCGCATTAAGTCTTAACCAGTAAGGAAGGATGTTCTTAAAAAGGAAAAACAGAACATCCTCAGAAAGGGATATCATCATCCATTGGTGTTGTCACAGGTTGGCTAACGGTTTTGTTGGTAATGTCATAGAAGCTAATATCACCAATAACATATGTTTTGGGAGCGTCACGGAAGCTAATATTACCAGCAAGATATGCATTGCCATTCTTGTCTGCCTGAAGCCAAAGAGACATACCATTCTTTGGATCTGACATCATGTTGGTAAACCCAGCTTCGATTGGGCCACTGTAGTGAGGAGCCTTCTCGTTGTCTGACTTGGTTGGAAAGATTGCACCAATCTTTACATACACTTCGCTGACAGTCTTGCCTTTGGCAGTGACTGCATCGACAAGAACTGACTTAAGCTCAACACCGTTGACGTTGATACGACCAGCCTTTGTAACACTCTCCTGACCGCGTGGTTCAAAGAGAGCGATTTTGTTCGTGTTATCATAGTTGCTCATTTTTTCGACTCCAAACGTAGTTTAGTTGACTCTGCAGTTTTAGTTACGTGCTCGAAGAGTGACAAGTCTGCCTCACCAATTTTCATGATAGTTTCAGTGTTATCCCCAACAAGTCTTTCGTATGAAGGAGTGTCAGGGCATTTCTCTAGCTTCGAGATAAAGGACTTAGCCCACTCGTCATACTTCTTACCAGTAAGAGGAATTGTCCAAGATCCTGTCTTTGGTTTTACATTATGTACAACAGGAGCCGGAACTGGTGCTACTGGTGCAGGTGCAGGTACATGTACAGGTGTCTGTACAGGTGAAGGTTGTGGACGTGGAACGTTAGAAACGGCTGATGCTGCATTTGCATCGTCATCCTCTGCGGCAACTCCCACGATAGCCATGATTGTGTACCTACGAGCGTAGGTCATAGCCGAGCCGTAACCCTGCGGGTCTTGCTTCGTAGATATGATTGGATACCGTCCAGATATGGACTGACCACTCTTATGCAACAACGCAGTACATAGCAAAGTAACACCATCAACATATTCAGTGGTCTGAACAATGGCTAGATCATTGTCAGCAAGTGGTCCACGAATAGAATCAAGTACTGACCCAAGGTCAGCGTACTTAGATTTAAAAAACGGATTAGCTTTGTCCTTCGATACGTTACTAAGTGTCGCCTGTGCTTTTGCCAGTGCTGCCGCGATTAAATCAATTGTAGGTATGTCTTCCATTATATGCTCCATATGTTACTTGCGATGTAGCGAGACTTCTCATCCCATCTAAACCCGTTAATGTCTCTGGGTGTGAAAAGCTCGAATAGTTCCGCCCAGTCGTATCCAAGTGCCGTCTTAATAGATCTCACTGTAGACTTCAACCTATTCATTCCGGTTGTGTACTGATCTCCCGTGAGTGTGAACATGTCAAACTTCTTTGGTGTCGAGTAAACACACATGATTGGTTTGCCAGTCACGTACTGATAGAAAGACATCTGCTCAACGTGAGGCTCCTTCATAGAAGAAGGACATCTCCCAGTCGTCTTTAGATCAATGTCGTATCCCTCAAACTGAAAGTCGATGAATCCAAGGAATGGTACTCCTTCGATTTCACCAATAACTTCTTTTTGAAAGGTAGTGTATTTGCTTTCACCAAGTTCTTTCTTGATGTCAAAGCACGTAGATACGTAAGATGGAATGTCATTGTATTCTTTCAGATCATCTGGAAACATTGGCTCACCTCTTGCACGTATAAACGATCTACACGCAACAAGAGCAGTCTGCTCCATTGTCAGATTGAATCTCCAAGACATCGCAAGTGCGTGTTCGACGGACAAGCCACGCTGTGCCGCCGCTCCACTTTTCGTTCTGTACTTGTAGTCAGGGTGATGTTTTAGAATCCATAAAGATGGTTCTTCGCGGTACAACTGAATGTCGGACACCGACCCGCGATAATCAAATAAGCTCATTTTACCTCCTGCGTTGTTAGGTTTTGTAGCACATATTTCTAATAATGCAAACATAAAAATGATCTTGTTAGCCATCTGTTGCGGCTTATAAAAACAAGTGTTAGCGTCCACTGAATGTAAAATTCAGGAGAATTAAATTGGTTAATACATATGATGTTGGTCACCTTCGCAGACTACTTAAGAAGTATCGCACGAAGACTCTGATTAAATACTACGAAGGATTCATTTTCTATGATCGTGAACATGATGAAAACGTAGACCTAATTGCAAAAGAAGCTTGGCAACTTTATGAAGAGGGTTTAGTACATCTGTTGCAAAAGAGGATTGGTGAATGCGCGTATATATACTACGTTGTTAAACGATGAGTTTTCTCAATCTAGAGATTCTTCGTGACATCTTTCCACAGAAGAATACAAAGATAGGCCCAGAAGATACACAGTGTGTTGCCTTTGTCGAATGGCTCAGGAAGGCAACACGCTCAGGTAATGTACGCGCTGTTTGGTTTCATGTACCAAACGAAGGACGCAGATCATGGAAGCAAGGGACACTACAACGTGCAAAAGGATTATGCCCCGGAACACCGG